TCTGCCAGGGTAAAAGCGTTGCGTCGCATTGCGCTTTATCCAGTTCGCTCGGCTGCGTAGTGGCGTCAGGGTGGCTGTGAACGATGGCGATTACCGTACCCCAGTCCTCAGCGGCTGCGTAATCTTCGGGGCAAAGGACAAAATTGTCCTCCGGCGCCGCGGCAAGATTCCGGCAAGGAAAATAACGTTCAACGCGGCTTTTCTGCGCCACCACACCACAGCACTCACGTGGATGTTCAGCGGCTGCATGCGCCATAATCGCATCAATGGTTTTCTGACGCATATCAACTCCTGATCAGCGACGTACCCGGGAACCCACCAAACGAGAGTTCGTTGCTTTCACCGAACCGAAGTTTGCAGGCCGTCAGCGTTCCGTTGCATTCATCCAGTGACGGATCGCTTACCGGGTTGTTGTTTTTGTCGAAATAGCGCGTACCGGCATAGTCGCAGCCGTCGCCGGTGCGGTACTTATTACGAATGCACCATGTGCACAGGGAATGAAGCTGCCGCGTGGGGATCATTTGTCCCTGAAGATCCATAGGGCTGGACAGTACAAACTCGATGGTTTCGCCGGCAAGCTCGGTCGTTTTCCCGTCGATATACCAGACCTGAAGTTTCTCCTGAGTCGGATCTGCTGTAGGGTTACCGCCTGCGAAGTTTTTCGCATCGAGATATTTTGCCTTTGTGTCGTGAATAGTGACCTTAGCCTGTAGTAAATCGTCATACGCAAGACACAGGGCTGAAATAGAGCTTTCGATGTTCGCGACCGTCAGTGATGGCGTCGCATTGCTGCCACTGGTCGATTTCTCCAGCCCTTCCAGCTGATACGGCCAGGCGGAATATTCATTACCCTGCCACCAGATTGGTTTCGCCGGGAGCTTCGCCTCATCCCCGCCGGCGGCGACTATTTCCGCTTCGGTGTGGGGAATGTTGTAATTGTGAAAGCGGAGAACGTCCGTCATTCCAAAAGAAGAACCGTCCACCTCAATCAGGCGAACGTCGTTCCCTGATTCCAGCTTCTGATAGTCTGCGTTTAAGCTCATGGTTTAAATGCCTGGATGAATGTTGCTTCAAGGTTGAATTTCCCCGCGCCGAGCCCGGTGGGTTTATACGTTTCGCAACGATACAAACCCAAAGGTTCGAGCGGTGGCTTCCACTGAAAGGCTTTCGTCCCTTCATGCCTGTCGAGAAAAGATTTAATGGCGGAAATGTAGGTTTCGTTGCCAGTAAAGTTGAGCGTCCACTGCTGGGTTCTGGTATTCAATCCATCCCCTGAAACCTGCTCATATCCATTACCAAACTGTGCTTTCCTGACGCGGAAATTTATATCTGCCTCAGCGTTAATTCGTGGGCACCAGGTGAAAGTTTCGATAGTCATTTTTATCGGGTTCCTTTCATTGCGTTCCAGATGTCACCGCCAGGGCGAATATCTCGCATGATGTTCTGCTTATATCGCTGATCAACATATTTACCGACATCAGCACCAAATTGCTCAAGGCCGGGTGAAGTCTGCGTGGAGGTATTTCCGTTGCCATCGATGGTGATATAAACCTGTGGCGCCGAAGATACAGACTGACCACCACCAGCGCCGACCGCACGAACACCGAGTGAACCATCCGGTGCGCGGGTCAGCGGCATGATTGCCTCCGGCCCAGCCTCGCCCATGATTCCGGCCCCGCCTTTCGCGAAAGCGAACATGGTGGGGTTTCTGACGATCCCATTACTGAAAGCGCTCAGAGATGGAGAGTCATAAACGCCGCCTTTAGCGTTAAACTGAAAACTCGAACCGTAACTGGAAACCGCAGTACCGGTGCTGGCTGATGCTCCCGCACCGCCCCCGAAGAAGCTGCCTACGCTGCCGATGAGTGAGCCAAAAATGCCAGAACCGGAAGACCCACCCCCCATCGCGCTGACCACTGCCATTTGCAGAGCGACTTTTTCGATAATCTGTAAAACAGAGATACCCCAGGATTTCCAGCTGACCTTATTGCCTTCCAGCATTGAGGTGACATTACTAAACGCGCTGTCGAGTGTGGTTTTCACCCCATCAGAAACCGTGCCAGAAACATTGCTGATTTCATCGAACCAGTTGGCATAGCCGCGTGATACTCCGGCCATCCAGTCCGCTTCAGCTGCTGCTATAGCCTTGTATTTCTTATCCAGGTCATCGAGGGCAGCCGCGCGTTGTGCGATGGCCTCGGTGCCGCCGTCCGTTTTAGCAAAAACACGCTCGATCTGTTGCGTCTCGTCGAACCGGCTGCGCTGGCGATCACTCATGCCTGCGGTTTCGGTTGTCAGTGTCGCCTCATCCCTGAACTTTCGGGCCGCTTCAGTTAAATCCTTCAGAGCATCGGCTTGTTCGCGCTGCTTACGTACGTTTTCATCGGCTTTTTGCGTCCATTTTGCCAGCTCTGCTGATGATGCCTGGATAGCCTTGCGTTGCTCGTCGGTCCATTTAGTGCCTGCCTGATGCGATGCTGCGTATAGCTCAGACGCTTTTTCTCCTTCCGTTGCCCTGACGCGTTGCACATCGATAGCCACGCTCAGATCGGCCATTTTGCGGGCATATTGCTCAGCGGTGCTGGCTGCTGCGCGCTCGGCTTTACTCTGAGCACTTGAGGCGGCAGTAGAGGTTTTTTTTGCCTCGGCTGCTGCTGCATCCTTTTTGGCGGCCTGATCCTTGTTGTAGATGTACTGGGTATAAAGTGCTCCAGTCAGCTTCAGATCTTCCGCTTCATAAACGTGCTGCTGATGAAGTTTCTCTAATCCACTTAAGCTGGCCAGCTCATTATCGCGGCGTGAACGTTCCAGTGCTGTTTGCTGCTGAGGCGTTGCATTAGCCAGTGAGACCACTGGCCCGGTATACTGCGGAGGTTTGGCGCCTGCGGTTGCTGACATTGAGCGGTTTAGCAGGTCATAGGCACCTTTCAGGATCGAGACGGCGCCAGCCTGTTCGATAGCCTTTTGCGTTGCCAGGTCACTGGCATCGTTCACCAGCTTCTGCGTTTTCTCGACTTTTGAAGCGGCCTGTTCGCGCTGATACTCCAGCTGGTTCAGCTTATCGGTAAGTTCGATGTTTTTGGCCGTGATGTCTGCCTGATCCATGAAGGTATTGATCAAGGTCAGCGTCGGATGGCGGTTATAATCCTGCTGGATTTGATCAACCGCCTTGAGGCTGTCTTTCACCTTCGCGATCTGAGAGTCGAGGTCGGCCAGGTCCTGCTTTTGCGCCTGTAAAGAGGTCCGCGCATCTGCGGCGGTCGAGCGAAGACCGAGCACAGACATCTGCTGGAGTTTGGTGTTGATCTCGTCAAGGTTGTTGGCAAAGCCGACAGCCTCACGGTGTACCTGCTGGGTATGCTGATACAGGCCATACATCGCAGCACCGGCACCGATAATAACGCCTGGCCAGCCACCGAGAATGCCCAACACTCCGCTACCCAGCCGTGACATTACCGAGGCTGTATTGGTGAGGTTGTTAACGGCAGAAGCCCTTCCAGCAAGCGCTGTGTTCAGGGATGCCTGAGCTGCGGCAAGATTACGTTCGGCAACAATCTGAGCCTCAATACTTGTCGCCGCTGCGCGCGCCTGTTGAGCGCGGTAAACCGCCTGGCGGCCAGCAGCAACGCTAACCTGAGCGCCACGGACCTGAGCCTGAGCCAGCGCAACCTCGGCGGCCGTATTAGCGATCACTGCACGGGTTGACTGACCGACGCTGCCGACCATATTGCCAAAATAGCGAGCCAGACCCACGCCAACCAGAATACCGGCTGTGTTTGCCACATCATCGATGTTATTCGCCAGACCATCCAGCACACCGGAAAGCGTTGATGATGCGCCGACAGCATCGTTCGCCCCGCCAACCCAGGCGAGAAAAGCATTTTGCACTTTCTGTGCAGAACCGCTGATTGACGCCGGAAGAGTGTCAAACTCTTTACGCAGGATCTCAACGTTTGTCAGGAGTGGGACGATCTTGTTGGTCGTCAGCTCGCCGTTGTTGGCCATATTTCGCAGGCCACCAACAGTGGTACCCAGACCATCAGCCAGCAGTTTCGCCAGGCGGCCACCGTTCTCCATGATGGAGTTAAATTCTTCGCCTCGCAAAACGCCTGAGCCAAGAGCCTGGCTAAGCTGAGTGATAACAGAGCTCGCCTCTTCGGTACTGGCGCCAGACAGCTTCAGCGAGGTTGCTACGGTTTCCGTAACTTTTGCGACGTCAGCAGAAGCGTAACCGGCATCACGCAGGGACTGCGCAATTCTGCTGTATAAGTTGCTGTTTGCCTCGAGGGATGTTCCGGTGCGCTGGCTAATCTCCATCAGCACGCGCTGGGATTGCACGTAATCCTCACTGGAAGAGGACGCAAGGCGAAGACGGCCATTCAGCTGGTTCCAGGTATCAGCAAACTGAACAAGTTGATGCGTGGCAAATGCGCCAGCCCATGCCCCGGCAAGCCCAGCCGCTGATGAACGTACAGTTGCGAGCTGAGAATTCAGGTCAGCCAAAGACCGCTGAGTTTCACGCGTGGCCGCTGCTGCTTTTTTCCCGCCCTGTTCCATAGTGCGGTAGTAATCCGTCCCCATACGGGACGCTCTGGCGATCTCAGACTGAAAAGAAGACGAGTTCGCAGAAATTTTGATGATTAGCTCGCGCAGCGTTGCCATATTTCACCCATAAAAAAAGCCCGCAGCCGCGGGCATCAAAGACTGGACATCCATTCTTCAAGTTCAGAGACTTCAGAGCCTTCTTCCTGCTCACCCCATTTCAGCATCACGTCAGGTATGGTGAATTTCCCGCCCTGAGAGTTCAGCATTGCAACGGAGATCTGCGCCGCCTGTGCATCGGAACGCCAGTCCCCTACAGGGCTTATGCGGTCAAACTCGATCCACATCTTGAGCTCACTGGCGGTTATGGTCTGGCGCAGTTCATGCAGAGTGCGCCCCATCCGGAGCGCCAGTGACATCAGGAAGAAGGTCAGCGGCTGCTTTACGGCTTTCCCGCTTCTTCCTGACTCATTCCGAGGCCAAGAGCCTGAGCCAGCAGGCGCGCATGCACAGGACCATAAATTTTGGATACCAGCTCCTGATCCTCGTCACTGAATACGCGCTCGCCGTTTTCATCCAGCAGTACGTCAATAAACAGAACCACATCCGCCTCTTTGTTACGCAGGAACTTCTCCGCCTCCGTCAGCGTCGGGGCCTCTTCGCCTTCGGCGAGCTGCGGATTTACGATTTCCCGGAATTTCAGCCAGGCATCGCCGGACGGTTCACGCAGCGTTACCTTTGCGCCATCCCACTCAGGGACCGTGATACCGTCTTTTGTGCGATAGGCTTTCGATGCAGTAAGCGCCACGTCGCGTAGTGAATTCTGTGATGTTTTTTGCGCCATTTCATTTTTCTCTTGTTACTTGGTCGAAGGGATAAAAAAAGCGGCCGAAGCCGCTCAGGAACCAGACGCATAGATGCGTTTAGGTTTGCCACGTACACGCAGAGAATAAGTCGCGCCAACAACGGAAGAGGTTGCAGCAGACCATGAGCTCTGACGAACCTCCACCAGCACGTAGAAACCATTACCAGACGGGAATACCACGCGAAGCGCACGCAGTTCGTCATTTTCGTAAGCGGTCTGGAGTGCCTCCTGTGCTGCTTCATCGCCAACCCAGTTACGGGTAATGCTCATTTCAGCAGGCGCGGCGAGGCCGTTGGTTTGCTCTTGTTCAGTTGAGCAAAGCGTGGTTACGTCAATATCCCCTTTTTGACCGCCCGTGAAGGTGATCTCCTTTGTTGCACAGGCAGCTTCCAGCCAGGTAACACCAGCCCCCGGGAAACCTGAGGCATTAAAATCCTCGGCGGTTACGGGTGCGTCGGAGACGGCAAAGGTCATCCCCTTTGTAACTTCATACTTACTGGTCATGATTTCTCCAGATAAAAAAGACCGCCGGAGCGGTCTGTGATGGTGAATGAACTTAAACGATCACCTGAAATTCGAGCGTGGCCCGGTGAAAATGCAGATCAGGTTCATAACCAGGCGTTTTGACAATGTTCTCAGGCTTCAATGTTTGCAGGGCTTCCAGCGCCATATTCCTGATCGTACGCGCTTCAGTGATAGTGCTGGAGTAAACATCGACTTGCACCGAAACGGCGGATTCCGCCTGACCGCAGAGAACGTCAGCGGCCGCCTCGGTAATAATCGAGAAAATTACCCAGGGCGGTGAGACTGAAGGTTTCCCGTCATTGCCGAGCGGTGCAACGTAGGGATAAACCTGACCTCCGACCAGCGGTTCCAGCAGAGGATAGAGATCGTCTTCCGTCATTTGCTTAATGCCTCATCGATGGCCTGGTTCATGCGCCTGATCGCGACCTCTGTCGCCTGCTCCTGTCGGACGTCAAACGCGGGACGAATGAAAGGATGTGGCGGCATGTTGGCAGTTCCCATTTCAACGAATCGCCAGTAAAAGGCGTTTCTCGGGTTATTAGCCTTCATCGTGTTATCGCTGTTGCCGGTGCGCGGGTTAACGCCACGAATATGGACGCCGGAAGAAATTTCCCCGCGGCGGCGGCTTTTTTGAGTAACCACCACCACGTTTTTTTTCAGTTTTCCGGTGCGTACCGGTGCACGTGCGATCACTTCTTCCTTAAGCACTTCCGCGCCGGCGCGCGTGGCATCACGAAGAACCTTATTGTTTTCAGCGCGGCTAAGCGCCTCCAGATCCTTTGCGATGTCATTCAGGCCGGAAAAATCGAGGCTCGTCTCAATCATTTTTCGATCCCCTGCTTACAAAGAATTTCGAGCTGAATGCCGCGAGAATCAGGTATCGGCGGACCAATGATATTTAAAATGACACCCTTGAACGGGCCAGTCACAACCCTGAGTCTTGACGCAGCAGTTATATCGTTACGAAATCGAGTCCATACCCTGATAGTGGCTACAGCCGTTTCTGCACCTGCCGCTACAAGCTCACGCCCGCTGATACCTTTAACTTCTGCCCATGTAGTCGCGCCGTCATGCCATGTTTCAACAGGCTGACCAGAAGGGTCTCTGGATGTTGTGATGTTCTGAATTACCACCCTGTCTCTCAGTCTTCCGGCCTGCATACCCCCTCCTACAATCCATAAATACGGTATGGCTGCAATAGCGCTTCCACAGCAAAAGGTACGGCTGAAGTTATGTTCCCGATGTTTACCGCTTCCCTGTTTGCATACCAGTGACCGATAAGCAGTAGCATGGCTGCCTTCACATCATCATTGAGCAGTATCGGGTCCGGGTCGTCAGCGTAGCCAGGGCTGCTTTCCTTTTCATAGAGCGTTCGGCGTGTCCATGTCTGGACGTACCGGGCCGCCGCACCTGTGTAAATCTCCAGCAGAGCATCATCACCCGTAAAGTCGGTATCAATGCGGCAATGCTGTTTCACCACATTCTGATCAAGCATTTGTTTGCCCCGAAAAAAAGCGGCCCGAAGGCCGCAATAGTTATCAGCTACCCGCGCCGGTGCTGAATGAACCGTAAACGAACGCCTCAGGGCGTTTCACAGCCAGCGCCAGACGTTCTTCGCAGCGAATGGAGATCATGTTTTTCTCGAAGTCGTCGGCGTTTTCGGTGGAGATAACCACGTTGGCATCTTCACGATCGAACAGTTGAGCTGCGGCATTGAATGCGCCTGTCAGGAATTTGCCCTGGAAAGCTGCTGCCTCAGTTGCTACCACCGGAAGCCCCCAAAGCGTAGGGCCAGTCAGGGATGCCGGGTTAGCCAGGATATAGCGGCCCAGACTGTCTTTCGTGAGCTCGATTTTCGCCCAGTCGATGAAGTGCAGGACGTGGCCAGATGCAGGGAAACGAGCCAGTTGAGCCTGAAGCATTGCCAGGCGCAGATCATCAATCCCGTTCTGGCTCTCAACAGAAAATGCCGGGTCGAATGCTGAGGCCTGAGGAACGATGCCGTGCAGGTGCACACCAGTTCCGTCGCCGAACAAGATTTCCTGTTCCTCAACATATTTCAGGCCGTAACGCATCTCAGTGTCAACCGTAGACTGGAGTTGAGCGAAATCGTCAAGGATCTGCTTGGATGCCTTAAACATGTGCGCGATGGTTGTCACCGGCGTGATTTTAGTTGCGAATTCAATATCGCTGTAAGGTTTGGCAGTCCCCTCTGCAACGACTTTCGCTGCATTGGTAAAGCCCGTTTGCTGCACCCAGAAAATAGCCGGTGAAGATGTGCGGCCAGGCGCAATCAGATCACGAATGAAGAGACGCTGTTTTGGTGCAGTGTCGATGCCAGGCAGTCGCTGTGGTTCAACCACGCCATCTGCAACATCTGTAGAAAGCAAGGCCGCGTGAACTGGGACGCTTACACGCTTATTGCCTTCAACGCTCGCGGCAAAGGCCTTCAACGCCTCGCTATTAATCACCACCTGTCCAACAGTTTCGGTAACTTTAGCAGCGTTGTTCAATGGCATTTGGGCAACATGCTGTTCCAGCTCACCAAGGCTGGTCTTAAGGGTTTTTTCAGCTTCCTTAAGAGCGTTGAGCTCTGTCGCCATTTTATCTACAACATCTTTG